CACCTGCGCAAACCTTTGGGTCTCACTGAAAATAGCAGGGTCACTGACCGGAATAACGTCCATGACACCGTCAAAGTCGGAAGGGTCAATAGTTAATCCGGACTTCTGTGCCTCTACATCTTCCTCAGTCAAATACGCCGAGTTAATGCGGTGGATAATCTTAAACACCCGACTCATTGAGTTATGCAGTCGTGAGTGAATAGAGCTAAACACTACCATACCCTGCTCAATTAGAGCCAAGGTCGTACCTACCGGTGCGGCTGGATTCTGGTCAGACAACTTCTCAAAGCTAGTCTGTACGACACCTTTACCGGCATCAACCAGGAAGCCAAGCAGTTGGAACAACACAGGACTAGGACCATTGAACGGCAGCGGCATAGCCAACTTCTGCACGTCATCAACCAGCGCCCCACCTTCCATCTCGACAACTTCGGTCGGTTGAAGGTTGATTGTCTGCCCACCAGGACCGCCCTTGAGCTTGAGCAGCGTAGGGATGTTTTGAATATGTGCCGAATCCATGAGGGCGCGCAAAGCACCCGTGGCCGCACCGCTCAATCCGCCAATCATATGCGTCAGGCCGATAGGGTAAGCACCACGCCAAGGCACAAAAGCAAACTCAACAATCCACTCTAACTCGCAGCGTTGCTCGTCGTCTTCTTCCCAGTTACGGTATAACGACAGAGCCTTGCCGCTGGACTTGTCAATGCTGATTATGTACGGCTCTACGCCTTCATCAAAGTCCAGGAACGTATAGACTTCAAAGATCGTACGCAGTCCGTCTTCATTGTAGGCGGTGTCCTTACGGCCTTCAATCTTATCGTTAGCCTTTGTTGACTTGCTGAAGTCTGGGTCATCAGGCATACCAACGTCTGCGTCAATGTACATGCCGCTCTTAACGCGACGTGCGTATTCCATCTTCGTAACGTACTGAACGTGGGTCTTACGTTCGGCAGAGTAGAAGTTAGTAGCCGCAAATGGCAGGTAAATGTCATCAATGGCAATGAACTCTGAGCAGGGACGACGGTGCTGCGGGTTCCACATTAACTTCATGTACTGCCCACCACCGAGCGGGAGCTGCGTGCTCAACTGCTCTAGCTCGCCACGGAACTCTTGCATCTGCTCCGTGGTCTGCCAGTTCATGAAGGTAGCTTTACGGTCTGCCTTCTCAATCTTGGCTTTGTCTTTCTCACCGAGGATCTTGCTCTTCACAGGACCAGAAGGTGGGAAGATCTCTTTCATCACTCGTGCTGAGAAGTCTACGCAGGCTTCCGTCAACATCGGGTGAACCACCTTTGTGGAGCCGCTGAACTGCGCACCACCAGGGGCATCATCACCCAGGCCGGTACGACGCAGACCTTCCTCGTACTGCTTGTCACGCTTCTCACGAGCCTCTTTGTCCCGCTCAATCTTGTCGAGCAGGTCATTGACAGCTTCTTTTAGCATTGACTGGTCAACCTCGTCAACGATGTTGGCGAAGTGCGCCTGCTTACGGGCTTGGTCTTCTTTATTCTCAAGACGGATTACCGCGCCACCGTCATCGGTGTCTTCTACGTCAGCATCTGATTCATCAAGCTCAACCGACTCACCTTCATCGTCAGGCATGTTCATGCTTAGGTCTTCATTCATTTCAGCCATTACATTTCCTTATGAAACCGTTCAGCTAGTTCATCGATGTGCGATTGATTATAGTTCACTGCGCCGCCTTTTGCAAATGGGGAAGGCAAGAAACTGCCTGCTGCTCCCTCTACTGCTCCAGTAATTGGGTTTTGACCTTTAATTAAATTTTTAATTCCGCCCATGACTGCACTTTTGCCTACACCTGCTGCTGTAAGGTATGGCGTAATGTAAGGCAATGCGTAAGGAGCAGCAATGATAGCAGCGGGGGCAATGTAATCCGTCCAACTATATTTTGGCGCACGTTGCATATCAGCATACTGCAAAGTATCTTCCATCGGCACTAACCTGTCACCAAAGCGTTGATACATCACCCGCGCATGGTCACCGCCAATGTCAGTGCGATTGAAAGCGGAATCGGCTGTACCGGCAGGCGGAACATACCCCTGCACCGCATAGTAGTCTTTCATCTTATCGTTGAGCGCGTTATACAAAGCATTCTCGTCCAGCGAACTGGTTTGTTGGCCATACTGCCCAGGCGCAGATTGCATGTATTGCTCAGGATCAACACCGTACTGCTTTGCTATCCCTTGCAAATCGCCTGAAAATTGACTTCCGCCTTGCATCCCCATACCCAAGGGTGCGCGGTACACGCCTGCTGCAGCTGCGCCACGGGACAACTCACCGGACATAGAAGAAGGATCCCAGCCGATAGCGTTGTCTTTATTGACTAAGTCGCCTGTTACCCGCTGCTCTTGTTGCATGGCTTTATCTACTTCAGGCGCGTACAGCATCGGCAAACCATTGTAAGTTCCGTACTGCCCACCCAAGCCAAAGCCCGACCGTTCTTGCGCCGCCGTAATAGCAGGCATGCCACCAATGAACTGTGAACCTAACTGCTGTGGCGTGAGCTTTTCCTGCTGTGCGCGGTTGACCCAGTAATTAAAGCCTTCGGTATCCGGTGTTTGATTTATGCGTTGGTACATCTTATTGACTTCATAGTACGGATCGTCAGCGGCATCGGCTGCTGACATGAATTCTTTTTGCAACGCTTCAAGAGACTGCTGATTGTTTTGTGCGCGGTCTGTCCAATACTTCAACCCACCTGCATCAATGTTCTCACCACTACGGTTAATTTGTGAATATAAATCAAGCGCAGTAGCTGCTGCATCGCCGCCTTCGGCCATATGAACCGCGCCGCCTGAAGCAAATTTTGAAGGCAGAGGGTATCTCAATTCGTCAATTCCTGAGAACGGCGATTTGTTTTGAGAACGACGTTTCTGCGCATGGGCGACCGCTTTCTCGTAAACACTTTCTGGATATTCTTCGTTAGTTAAAGATTCTATTTCTTCAGAAGTTAAACCCGGAACAAGTAACGGAAACTCTCCTTCAGCATCTTCAGCTGATATTTCTGTTGACATACGACCGCCCCGCGCAGGTATCAAACCGTAATACCCTTTACCTTTAACACTGTCACCCGCATTGCGCAATCCGTAAGGAGCTAAACCTTCTTCAGATTCGTACATGTGTAGACCCTGCGCCAGACTCTCTATGTGGTCTGGGTCGTATTCAACAGCACCGCCCTCGGCGTAGTACCCATCCCATGGGGTTTTATCTTTAAACTTAGGTGGCCGTCTTTTACCAAAACGAGGGTAGTAATTGTTTTCTTCTAGTAATTCCATACCTGGTGGATACTTGTCTGAATAATCTGTCTGTCCGCGAGGACGGAGCTTGTACTCTAACCAAGCCGCAGGACTAGCATCTTCGCTGAGCATAGGACGTTTATATTCTTCATCTTTTAATCTTGCGGTACCATACTCATAACGCTCCGGATTGGCTTCCATCTCACGTTTGAGCCTTGGGTAAACGTCTAGCAGCATCGGGTCGCTACCCGTTTCCACTCTTGTAGGCACTGGCGTTAAGTCTATAAGCGCAGCCTCGTTCTCGGCTATCTTATTACGCAACTGCTCCATCTCATAGTCATACAAGAAATCGCCAATCGGGTCGTCCGACTCTTGATCTGCATCTTTCTTAACTTCGCCGCCTTTTGCAAATTCTGCTTCAGCAGGCGGTGGGTTTCTTTTAGAAAGAGGTACGTATTCTGGGATGTCAATCCCGAAACCTTTGTAATATTTGTCGATATGTTCATTACGCGGATCGTAGGGGATACTTTGAACTATACTTTTGGCCTCGCCCAAAGCGTTGTTGTAAATGTTACTAAGCTGCTCTGGATCAATGTCAGCACGCTCAGGTAACAAACCTTTTGAACGTAAAATATTTAAAAACTCATCTTGCGTCGGTAAAGTGAACCACTTGTCGTCGTTAAGCATGAAAGCTGAAAGCATCGTAGAGGCCGGAGTATTCTCTTCTTTGTACAGATCTTTTGTAGACAACACTTTACCGGACGGACTGTTCTCTTTTGCAGCTTCTTTATAGAACTTTGATTTATCAGCTTTTTCTAGCTTTTGATATTCAGTAGCTGCTTTCTTATAAAGTTTACGAGCCTCATCATGGGGTAGACCTTCCATGGCTTTGTTAAGCTGCTGAAGTATCGCCGGATCAACATCCCCGTAATCATAATAGAACTCCGACAAATTAGGGTCAAACATACGAGGGGGTGCGTCTTCACCACCACGGACTTTAGGCTCTTTGAATCTCCCTTCGTATTTATCCCAAATGCGTGCTTCTCGGGCAGTGGTAGCCGCCGACATAGGCTCATAAGACAGATAGGCTTCTTTTGAAGGCGACGCGTACGAGTGTCTAACGCTAGCGCCTAAATAATCTAAGTCTTTCATCAAAGTTTCATAGACTTTGGGGTCGGCTTTGAGCTGGCGCATAAATTCTTTTAGGGACAATCCACCTTCACCAACTAACGGCTGCCCCTCGTATTGAGCCAGCTCACGTACCACCGCCGCCCTGTCTCTAAAATCTAACGGGTGGCGCACATTCAAATCATTAGCCTGTTTCAGCAGGTTAAGTGCTCCAGCTTTAACAGGCGTAGACAAACTCGCGGCTACCGGTGCGGTGGCTTGTTTTACGACGGAAGAAACCGAAGGTGCTTGGCTCGCTAAAACAGGAGATAAAGATCCTATGGTGCTTTGAACGACCGGAGACGCCGCTGCGCGTAAAAAAGTACGACGGGACATCGGAATGTTTTCAATTGACGTCGGAACAGCGGCAGGTAAACTTTCAGTTGACTGTGTAGGGTCTAATAATGACTTTCCGAACGACCTACGGCCTGCGTCCACCTTTGGTGCCGCAGCTTTTGCACCTTTCACGGCCAGCTTGGCGGTTGAAACTGCAGGACCAATTAGGTTCAAAGCACCCCCAATAGCTCCCGTCGTGTCCTCGGTCATACGCCGCGCCTGCCCAGACCCAATAGTCAGCGGAGACCCGTAAGCAATGTTCTCACCTGTGCGATACAGTGCGGGGATCTCTAACAGGTCCGAGAGCATCTCTACAGGTGGGTTCGAGTACCCGAACGGAGCACGAGCGAACTTGTCAACACGCCCCACTAGGCGAGACAGTGCGCCCAAGGTAGGGTACTTTTCAGGGGTGCTACGGATTTCCTGGTCGGCCATGGTTAACCTCTATTTCTTTACGGGCAGTGCTGCGCGACCCTGTTGAATGCCGACAGTTGACCGGTCAGCCATGGCTTTGAGCAGTTGCTCTAACCCTGCTTGGTCTTCTACCCTTGTACCTAGGCTCGCGCCGAGCTGGTTGTTGTGCATGTCGTACTTGTAATCCTGCGGCATTTGGCCTACCCCTATTAGCATCTTCAATGCTTGCAGCGGGGACGTCTTGAATTCATGCAGCTTGCCTAGGATGTCGGCTGTGCCGGTTCCATACTTACGAGCCAATATGCCCGCAGCCAGCATGTGCCGATACGCATCCCGTTGGTCATCCTGGCCACGCTGCTTTGGGTAGGCTTGCAGGGACTTGGCCTCTGCGTAGTCCGGAACCGTAAGCAGTGAGGGTTCGTATACGATGTCTTCTTGGTACTCGTTCATACTACCACTTGACCTTGTCTGCCCAGTACGCAGCACTGGATTTACCTTTAGCGATGTTCTTTGAATGACGTGCCTTGAAGGACGCACGCTTTGCCGTCACCCGTTCGGATTCACCTTGCTTGGGTTTGCCGGCTGTGCTCGCGCCCTGCTCACCGAAGCGTATAATCTTCTCTTGCCCGTCGTAACAGGCTTTCACGATGTGCGACTTGCTGTCGTGGTCGGGGGTTCTCTTTGGGGAG